CGGTCACCTGACTGACGGAACTTAGCGTAAGGGAAGATCCAGTGGAAGTAAGGCAATAGACCGCCGCGCTTTCCATCCTTAACAGCGTGTGACCAAGCTTCAATCGCAACACCGTTACCAGCAGGGTCATCGCCAACGCCAGGAGCAGCCCAACCGACTGACTTAACGTTTGCATCTGAAGATGATCCAATGTTCTTGCGAAGTAGTAGACCACCAGATAGAAGAGCTGAAAGCTCTGGGTCTGGCTCACAGATAGCAAGTTCCATGGTGATACGCTTTAGGGTATCTGGAGCCTTGTAAGTTACGCATACAACACCGTTTGCACCCTTTTCAGTGATCTCGTCGCCCTCTTCATATTCTGGGGTGAACGAAATACGCATGAAGGCAGAAGTGGTGTAGCTATCAGCTGGACCAGTTAGTAGGTTACCAGAAGCGTCCAGACGGGTGACACGGATCGACACACCCTGGATGCTAGCTGCATATTCTTGAGTAGCCATTTAGCTATTTCTCCTTGATTTTTAGATTGCTGAGGTTGACAGGTCAACCTTGACAGCTAGGTGGATCGAGGTATCAAAGTAAGCCGCAACTGGGCGGGTTGCCTTGATTCTCATGTCATTATTGTTATTCGCGACATCGTAAGCCTGAGCTAGGTTGTCGTTTACCACTTCTGATTCACCAAGGTAGATACCGATGGTGCCAGTTGCGTAAATCCATTTTTTATCACTAGTAGCCTGCATCTGAGCCCAGCCAGTAGTGACAGTGGTCGAGCCCACGTTAGCGTGAGTCAAAGAATAAGTGAACGTATCACCATCAGGAGTACCTGTGACGGTGAAAGTTCCATTAAATACAGCACTAACACCAGTAATTTCTACACGGTCACCGATCTCAAGGAAGTGATTACCATTAGTGTTTACTGTTGCAACATTGCTAGTCAGAGATACAGATGCAATAGAGGTGTGCTTACCATTACCTGAGTAGCCAGCACCTAATACAACAGTAGTTCCACCATTGGTCTCGATGTGAATGTGACCAGGATCATCTTCAACACGCATAAGCATGTACTGAGATCCTAGAAGAGTCGCAACGTCGCGAGTCATGTGCAGAATACCCTGCTCACCTGAAGCTGAAGAGTTACCGATACCACGCTCTAGGTATGCAATTGCGTGGTGAGGTGGCACAGGAAGTCCACCATTTAGAACAGTAACTGTATTTGAATTAGTTAGGTATGTGTTTGGAAGAGATTCACCACGAGTGATATTTCCCTCCCAGAATTCGCGCTCTACAGTACGCTGAGTAACAGCCTCTAGCTGGCGTAGTGCACGCTCAAAACGGTTAAGACCAAGTAGGCCCATAGTTGTGGCGTGGTCTTCAACCTCGATGAACCAAGGCTTAACCTCTAGGTAGCGAGGAGCATTTGGATCTGAATAAGCAACATCTGATGTTGCACTGTTCTCGCTCCATGAACGTACATAGTTCGGACGAGATTCTAGGTCTACCTCAAAGCCACGGACCCAGCGGGTATCTACATCAGTTGATCCTGTAACCTCTGGCTTGGCTGCACTAAAAAGACCGAACTCCATTGGAGTCAGTTTCGGAGCCGGGAATATACCCTTAAAAGCCATCTTCGATCCTTTATCTAAAAGTCTAAATATTTATTTCGTATTGGGGGAGCCGGTTTCCCGACTCCCCCTCAACGATGTTGCTACTTATTTGTAGCTGTTGAGTTTTTAGTACTCTACAGCAGCGGCAGTAGCGCCACCAGTAGTGTCGCGCAGAGCTGCAGCTACACCGTTTACAGAGATGGTTGAGGTGATCTTGAGTGACTCAATACCAACCTTAGCCAGACCTTCGAAGGTTTCTACGAACATCTTGTAGTCGTTAGTTCCAACTAGTGATGAGTCGCGGATAATACCAAGGTCAAGAGTACCACCGTCAAGGAACAGGAAGGTTCCTTCAGCGAATAGGTACCATGAGAAGGTGTCTGGGAACTCTAGAAGAGCGCCTGCACCCTGTGCACCAAAGTAGTTCTGGTCAGGAGATACAGTTAGCGAAACATTGCTGTTAGCTAGGTAGCCCTCGATCTCAGACTTTGCAAGTGCGATAGTTCCGTCTCCAGGCATTGCCAGAGTCAAGTCTGCAGCCATAGCGTCAACTACCCAGTCAGGCACGATAGCCTTTAGCTGAGTTGCTGGGTCGATACGGTGACGTGAACGGTAAGCAACTGCTGCACGGCGGATCTGAACTAGGAAGTCGCGACCGAAACCGATTAGTGAAGAAGTGGTAACAGCGGTTGAAGCAGTACCAATCTTAGTTAGCAGGTTAACTTCTGCCTCACGAGCGTGCTGTACAAGAGCTAGCTCGTTGTGGCGAGCAATTAGCTCTGGGTAAGCACGAGTCATCAAGTTACCGAACTGTAGCTGTAGAGTTACAGCGTCAGTTGCTGCAGTAACTTCACCAGCTGCTGCTACGGTAAGAGATGTCTTGGTTGCGCTCTGTGGGTCAGCATCAACTGCAGCAGTCCATACACCAACAGCGTCAGCGTAGTCACCAGAAGCGAATGATGGTGGGGTTACGAAGCGGATACCACCACGGTCAGCCTGGAACTTAGGCAGCGCGTCACGAACTGGACGTGCAGTGCTTGAGCCAAGACCGAAGATGTCGTACTTAACTTCGTAAGGAGCAGCGTGACCACCAGAAGCAACAAGAGCCTGAGACTCAGCTGCGAAAGCTGAGATCTTAGCTGAGTTAGCCTCTGCATCGGTAGTCAAGGTGCGTGCGTCGTCAAACTTAGTGGTGATCGAAGCAACAATGTGCTGCTCGCCATCTCCACCGTTTACACGACGTAGTGAGTGGATACGCTTCTCCATAGCCTGAGCTACTTCGTTCATATCGTTGATAGTGCTGCCTGCGGTGTAGCCAGGGATGTCAGCGCCAGCGGTAATTGCTACTACTGGCTCGGTAACCTGAACTACAGGCTGACGGTCAGCTGGAGCCTCGAAGGTTCCCTCTGCTGATGCGGTCACAGTTGCCTGCTCTTCCTGCTGAACTTCTTCAGCGATTGGTGATGATTCTAGAGTGGTTTCTTCAGCTGATGCCTCTGAGCCCTCTACTGCTTCTACTACTGCTTCTTCGGTAGCTACTTCTGCAGGTGCTGCAGGTGCTTCCTCAACAGTGCCATCAGCAGTGATGACTTCTTCGACAACCTCTGATTCATTGGTTGATAGTTCTGATCCGGTTACCTGATCGGTTGATGCAACAGTCTCTTCTGAAGTAGTAGCCTCTTCAACTGCAACTTCTGCAGTTTCTTCTGGCTCAGCGGAAGCCTTCATAGGCTCCTTCTTCTCTTCTTCTGGAGTTTCCTTGGCTTCCTCTTCTGCAGTGCCTTCCTCTACCTGACCATCGGTCTCGGCAGGGGTGTTGTCAGCAGCAGGGGTTTCTTCAGGGGCTTCTTCGGTAGGAGCAACTTCCTCTGCAGGAACTTCCTCTTCTACGATTGGCTTGTCTTCAGACATTGCCATTTCCTCTCCGGTCGCTTCCTGAGCGCCCTTAACACGTGCGGTGGCTTCTGCAGCCTGGGCAGCAAGTTCTTGAACTTGAGCCTCTCGGCGAGATAGCTCACCACGAACGATGTCAAGAGAGTCAGCAAGTGACGTCATAGCATCAACTGTCTCAGGAGTCGGGTCTTCACCCTCAACCATTTCGAACTGGCTGATAATATCTGCCTGAAGCTCTGCGAGTTGTTCGTCGCCAAGCTCAGAGATAGTATCTAGCTGAGTCTTAATCTGGTCGTACACTGTACCTCCTAGGCCAGTTATTTTGGTAGACACGGAATTGTGCCTATCGGTGAACAGTCAAGGCCGAGGGACTGACAACATTAAGTTGCAAGGCGCTCCACCTATTAGTAATTTTACCTTATTTTTTAAGTAAGGAGTCGAAGGAGTTTACTCATCTCAGACTGAACCTCACCCTGATTGAAATAGTCTCCTCCGGACATATATGATTGGAGCTTGTGGGTTGCCACTTCTCCATCTTTTTTACCGATCTTCTGGATTACTCGATCCGTCATGTTTTTCATGAGGTCCTGTAGTCCAGCTGGTAGATCGCTAAATCTAAGCTTCTGAGCATCCTGCCCAAAAGGGAGCGGTAGGTTAGAAATAACCTTTCCTAACTCTCTTGCTGTAACTTTTACGTTCTCTAGGTCTTTAGGATTAAGAGCCTTAGTATCTAGTCTGTCTAGATTGTCTAGAAGAGCAGAAGCTGCCTTAGTAGATTCTTCGTAGTTACCTGCAAAGTCAAGTTTGTCTGCCTGCTGAGCCTGGTTAAGCGCTTCCTGAAGTCCAGCATCGCCTAGGTGCTGACTTAGACGAGCAAGAACTTCTCGGAACTTACCTCTATCATCGCGCGGCTGAGTTTCAGCGGTATATTTACTGCGGCCAGTTTCAGCGTACTTATTAGAGGTTTTTTCCTCGGTAGCATTCTTTTTAGCTTCTTCAGCTAGCTTTCCAGAAACCTTATCTTCGTGAAGCTGCTTAGCTGCTTTTACCTCTTTTTCGGTTTGAACATCAGCAGCCTTTTTAGCCTCCATAAGATCTTTAATATCTGCTGGAGTTGGTGTCTCTCCTTCAGCAAACTGGGTCGCAGGAATAGCTGCAATAACTGAGCGCATAGAAGCAACCATTGCCTCGGCGTCGGCTGAAGCTGCTGTCTTCCAATCATCAGGAATTGCGTTAGAAACCTTTAGCTGCTTCGCACGCTTCATGATGTGCTTACGAACTTTAGCTCGATCAGATTTCTTAGCGCGTCCAAATGCCTGAATAGCATTCTTAAGGTCTGCCTCGTTACGAATAGGGTAAGAACCGTCTGGTAGTGCTTTACCCTCTTCAGCAAGAGACTTACGTTCTTCTTCTGAAATAGATGATAACTCTGCATATGCAGAAGCTATTAGAGCACGCTCGCGGAGCATATCAATCTGAGCCGAGGCTGCAATAGTTTTTCCCTTAACCCAGTTTTCTGGGATTAGGTCTGCAACCTTTAGTTGGTGAGCACGCTTGATGATGTGCTTGCGTACAGCAGCTTTGTGGCTTGGTTTTGCACGACCATAAGCGTGAATAGCAGCCTTAACGTCATCCTTGGTCTTGATCGGGAATGAGCCATCTGGAAGTGCCTGACCTTTGTCAGCAGCCTTCATTCGCTCTTCCTTAGAGATATACGCAAAGTCACCATACATCTTGTTTTTAGCAGCCTCTACTCGAGTGCTTAGATCAAATGAATCTGCATACATTCCTAGCTCATTTAGAATCTGAGCTTGTGTAGAAAGATTATTAGCAGCAGTACTCTTCATAACTGCCATGTAGTGAGCTCCGGCTGCAACAAGTGCCATAACTTGGCCACCGGCAACAATTGCACGAGCGATAGGGAATCCTGGAACGTTAACCTGGCAAACCGCTACAAGCTCAAGCTGGCCATTGATTGGACGCCAGTCGCCTGAAGGAGCAGAAGCACGTAGCGCACGGATCTGAGCTTCGGTTGCGTCTGGGCGTAGCGAACCAGCTACCCAGATACCGTAGTCGTCTTCACCAGCGTGAACGTCAGCGATTGCAGATGCAGTATCGTCGTAGTGCTTAGCTGCTGCTTGAGCATCTGCTTGAAGCGATGCGTGACCGCCAGCAAGAGTTAGCTGACCTACTGGAATGTCCTTACCTGAGTCGGTACGAACTACGCCAGTGTGAAAGTACGCATACTTGCTCTTCGAACGTGGTGGGCGAGTTGAACGAGGCATACCAATGTGGTTTACGTGCCATGCGGCAATGTGACCGAATACTCTTCCAGACTCGTCTATGGTGAGTGGGGTTGGCTTAGTTAGCTTAGGCTTTTCAAACCATTCCTGAGGCGGGGTAGTTGGAATAGCTGACGCAAGAAAGCCAGAAGCGGTAATCGCTTCTAGCGACTCTGTTATAGCAACAGACTCTTCGTAAATTCCATCCTGAGGATTCACTGGTTCTCCTAGATTTAAACCGCGCCAGCGCCGAGTTCGATGCAGCATTCTTGGAATGCAGGCTTAGCTACAATTGTAGCAGCCATTACACGTGCGTGATTAATGGTCATCTTCTTCTTACCAAGATCTTCACCACTGTCTTCGGCATTTTCCGGTGAGGCATCTTCTTTTGCTTCAAACTGATCAAGGTCTGCGGAAACTCCACGAAGGAATCCTCCTCGAACCAGACGCTCTGCCTCACGGCCATAAGGACCGTTGTCAAATACACCTTCTGCATTACCAAGCCCGCCAGGGATTCGTTCTAGCTTGTCAATACGACCAACTACAACTGAACCATTGTGACCCTCGCCAGTCTGAATCTGCCACAGAAGAGGTAGAGGTAGTTCACGGATATCGATAGCATTAGCTTTAAACTTACGTCCATCGCCTGATTCCACGCCTTCTGGAACTAGCAGAGGAATAGTAAATCTAGAACCTGGAGCAATGTCGGTTTCTTCTCCGGCACTTGCAACTAAGGCAAACTTAGAGCGAGCATCGTTAGCGCGAGCTGCTAGTGCGGCTGCTTCGATTACTGCTGTATTGAATTCTTCTACATTGCCAAAAGTATTCTGCTTGTGACCAGGGTTAAATCGGCTTCCGGTATAAACACCAGTCGCTTCCTTGTGGCGCAGCTGGCAATAGCCCTTTGCCCTAAGTCCTAGGTACTTAGATAGGTGACGAACGCAACGGGTCCAGTCTCCAGGAGTACCCCAACGAATCTTAAGAGCACCAGCCCCGTGAGTCCAATAACGACGAAGCTGTTCGGCATTACCTCTGTTACGATCTAGTCCACCAGCAGCAGTAATTGCACTAGCTAGTACGCAGTTAGGGACGTGTCTTCCATCCTTATCCTTAAAGCCAATCTGCTTGTAACCATCCCAGCAAGGATCTTCAGCAGAGTGGTCGGAAACGGTCGAGAAGTTACACATCTCTTCTTTACAGCCATCATCCTGAAGCATGTCTTCAATTTCAGGCTCAGGAGTCCAACTCTCATCGTAAAGAGGGTCGTCAGCGTTCTTTTTGAATACGTCATCTAGAGGCATTAATAGATCGCGGTCAGTAACCTTTGTTGGCTCACCGATATTTTCGCCCCAAACTTCTTCCATGATGAATTCATCAGAAGAGAACTGCTTGTAACGGTCTTTGGCTGCGTGGGTAGCGGTGTACATGCCAGTAGCTTCCTTGTGACGAAGCTGGCAGTAGCCTTTAGCGCGTGGTCCTAGATATTTAGCCAGGTGGCGAACACAGCGTGACCAGTCGCCAGGTTGGCCCCAACGAATCTTGGCAGCACCTTCTCCGTGTACCCAGTAGCGACGAAGTTTTTCTGCATTGCCGCGGTTGCGGTCTAATCCGCCGGCAGCAGAGAGGCTAGCAATTAGGGAAACTAGATTACGCTCCCAGAGAGGGGCAAGCGCGAGCGCACTAGCGGTAACGCCCTTTAGACCATCAGCCTGAGCAAGAACATCGTTTAGAAGCTCTGGAGTATCTAACTTAACTACTGGAGGAGGAGTTGCTGATTTTAGATCTGCAAGAATTTGATCATCTCGAACCCACTGCTTGTCTTGACGACGGTAAGTGGTAGGAGCAGTAGTCTTATCGCTACTAGGAACAATAGCAATAACATCCATAACAGCCTGTAGGTCATCTGGAGAAACAATTGCTAGATATTTAGCTGGTACATCTGTATTATCTGGAGTTAATTCTTTAGTAGCAGCTGCGGCAGTTATATTCTGAAGTTTATTGTTCTTGCGAGTCTGAATAACATAGACAGTCCAAGAAGTTAGAGTATCTTTTAGCTCGCGAGCAGTTAGGGCTGGGATTGAAACACTGAGCTTAGCAATGTGAGATCTGTCCGAGTTTCTAGGTTCACCAAGAATTCCGGTTGTATCAATAGGGCTGATTTTCGGGACAAGCTTGGTATCTTCTGTATCTCCCGCAGCGGTCATAGCATATTCTACTAGTGACCAGTCAATATTCTCGATTGCTTCGGCTGCTAAAGCCGCCTCTTCTTCGTTAATATCGTCCAGGCTTACAGGGGTGTAGTCATTTTCGATGAAGCGAGCAGCAAGAATGACCGCAGATGCCGGGTCAATCATTACGTGAGTTTTTTCGCAGTTGTCGTAGACATCATCCAGGGCCTGGTCATACGAGTAAATGTCACCATCAACATCGCCCATTGAGTCCCACTCGCCGCCATCCCATACAAATACTTCTGCATTGATGTCGATCATATATAGACGGTCAATTCCAGTTGCATCATGACGAACACGTGCAATAAATTCTGGTCCCTGATTTTCGCTTAATTCCTGAGCATCTTGGAAACCATTTGCTGGCATACCGTAGTTCTCTAGCGCCTCTTCATATCCAGGAATACCGTAAGCACCGGCAGTTAAAGCCTTTTTATTTTCGCGCTCTACAATTGCAGATGCCCAGCGCTGCCCGGCATCTCCACCCCAGAGAGCCCATGCAATACGACCGTTAGATGGGAAGTGATCTTCTCCAGGGTTAAATCCAGGAGCCTTTTTATCGACTTCATGACGAGGAAAATACTTGGCAATGTGTCGAACCTTTTCGATGCCAATCTGGCCACCTCTTGCAAGGGTGCGAGCTGTATTTAATCCAACAGGAGTGCCGCCACGCTTTGCCTCATGACGCCACTTGAGCGCCTTCTTTGCTTCTGCCTGAACTCCACCAGGAATGGTATACATGCGATTACCATCACCAGAGGCTAGTACAGATTTAATATTAGGAATAATAAAGTGATCGTTTACTAGGCCAATAACTTCCGCAGATGGTACCTCAAAAGAGTCCTTAGAGAACTCTGATTTTAGGGTTGACAAAGAGCCAGAGTTGGTAATGAGGTTAAGTTCGGTGTCAACTATAACCGCTTTATCCCCATGAGAGAAAAGAGAAAAGTTACCCGATGTGCCTAGGTACTCGAACATTTACTGCTCCGTTAAATTATCGCTAGCTGGAGTGAAGTCGCTGTGGTCATAAATCTTATCTGCGTACTTTTCCAGTTCGCTAAGGTCTAGCTCACCGTTGTCATACATTTTTACCGCAATGTGGTCAGGATCAGAGCCTTCAGACATAAACGAGTTATCGATTTCAGCTTCATCCGTATCCCAGTCGAGCTGGTATACATCATCGTTATTAAGATCAGTGTCAATACGGCTTTCTTCACGAGTAGTGAAGTCCCAGTCAGCATTCTGACGAATAAATATTCCCATAGGGGAAAACGCATATACTCCATCGATAGCATTAGTCTGAGGGTTCACGTAGAACCATACATTTACTACATTGTCTGCCATTGGTTTCTTTCTGCTGACGAGCGGAAATATCTCTCTATAGAGTATATTATTATTTTACCACTATTATTCATTAGTGTTGTTGCTGTTTACCTGGGTTATAGCCCTATACATAAGCTCTAGTCTTGCCTCAGGTACATCATCAATTATAGATTGAAGATCTGCATCAGAAGCATTCTTAATATCTAGATAGCCTCTAACCTTTTTTCCAGATTTAGGATCTTCATAGGTATAGCCAATATTAGTCTTATAATTACGCTCTAACGGCGAGGATGCTCGCTCAGCTACTCGCTTTTCAACACGGAGTATAAACTCTGATAGGGCTGGAGACAGGTCATCTAGAGACTCGGCTTTTAGCTCTTTTTCAGCCGCCTCCTTTAGGAGACTGGCATTATATTTAGCAGTAGTCTCGTTGAAATAGACAGTATCAGCATACGGATCCCAGGTTTCTCCGTCAGAGCTATAGTAGTCTGCGTCTACAGAGTTGAATAGCGCATCGGCTACTCGCTGATTAGTTTGAAAAAATGCAGGATTCATATTATGCGATATCTTTCTTTCTAACCTGAAGTATACCTCTATTTAGGACAACAACATAGCCATTTGCAAACTCTATTGCATCATAGCCAAGTAGGAAGGCCATATTACTTTGACTTGCACCGTTAGGGCTTTCGGTAGGTAGTGCGTGATATAGAGCGCTAATTTTACTTGATACCGTAGAATCAGTAACATCTAGCTCAGGATGCTCTTCATTAAGAACAATTGACTTAAGTAGGTCCTTTATTTGAGCCTGCACATCATCGATGTCAGTATCACCGTTACCCTTAGTTGCTCCTATTCTCGATGCTCTACCTACTACATAGATTTTTGCATTTGGATCAACTGCCACCTCTAGGGTTTCATTATCCCTGGAATTATTATTGCGTCCATAACTGTCCGATTCTGACTTACTTGTTGAGAAGTATATGCCATCACCATACATGGTTCCACCCTTATCAGAATAGTAAGGGTCTTTAGTTGTCGAAAAGTCTCTCTGTAGCTCTCTGGCACTCTTGTATTTCCCATTAACGTCTAGTCCACCAACACCGCGGAAGATTGTCTTCCAGCCAGGAGTGAAGTCATCAACTATCTGAGGGGTATTCTCTCTAACTCCGTTTAATCTAGCTAATTTGTGGGCAGAAGCGGCACCAAGGATACCATGAGACCTAGATCCATACCCTCTTGACGATGGCGTATATAGGGATGCATCTGATTCCGGAGATGTGCCACTATTATTTTCATGGCGTATTTTATCGATAAAACCTAGAAGATTAGATTTAATTCCAGTAACTGCTTGACGCCATAGAGTGCTTACTTTAGCTTTAGCAATGCCGCGAGATTCAAGCATTGCCACGAACCAGTCCGGAGCTTCACCGGTCAGAACATATTTAGCACCTAGCTCAGCGAAGTTTTCACTATCTCCAGCCGCACCGCGAATACTTACTGCAGGGATGGTTTGGTTGCTAGCCGCATGAGCTTTTTCTTGAACGCTAGCAGCGTCAGCCGAGTCACCTAGACCGAACTTGTTAAGAATATAAGATCTACGGTTCTTAAGAGTTGTTTTTAGCTGCTGAGCAGCAGTAGGGTCAGTGATAATGCTGTCAACCAATGAATCAATATCTGACTCTTTTAGGCTTTGAACTCTCTTGGCGCTGTCAATCTTTTGCTGCTGGGTCATCTTTCCAAAGATAGACACTGCAGTAGGGTTTTGATGTCCAGATGTTAGAGTATCTAGCTCTAGTACTGAATCTCCAAAAGCTGTACCCTTAGCCCCGCCCTGAGCACGGAAGAGAAGTGACCCTCCTGGATCGATGCGAATAGGGTCGCCATTAGCATCGCTAACTATGTTGTCATTTAGAACAGAGTCCCAGTTGGCTAGGAATGCGTCAGCCGCAAAGCCCTCTTGAACCTTTTTTAGGTAAGAAGGGTCGCTAAGTTTTGAGTTAAAGTCGGTTTTAACTCCAGGAATCATTTCTGAATATGTTGCCGATCTACCCCCAACTGTGCCAGATACAATATTTGTAGATCCAATTCCCATTGCTTGATAGAGGGCTGAAGCTAGACGCTCGTTTTCTCCATGCAAAACGGTCTTAGGAAACTTAGCATATATCTGCTTACCAGTGGCTGGATCTTCAAAGGTTCCTCCATCATTAGATCCCATCTGACGCCCAACTTGCTTCCAGTTGGAAAGATCTTCTGAAGCCTTTTGACTGTCTACAATCTTTTGCACATCGGCGCTTACGGATGTATCTACAGCAGGTGCCTTTGTCCCATTAAGCTCTTTATTGTAGAACTTGCGCATATCGTCAGAGAGTGACTTGGCTGTTCCGGAACCGTAGATTTCATCAGCAATCTGGTGAAGTACCTCGTGAGCAACAAAATGCTTCATAGCACTAGTGTTGTCTGTAATATCAGTAGACCAGTAGCCAGGGTTTGCCTTGGCTGCTTCTACCTGACCATGTACGCGGTCTACATAAACTCTTACAGCGTTAGCCCCATCAAAAGTAAATGCAACAGTGTTGTCATTTATCCCGCTTAGATTTTCTGGGACAGAACTCTTATTATCTAATAGGTGAAGGTTTACGGTTCCTCTGTACAGGCCACCAGTCCTCACGGCTTTGAGACCCGCAACAGCTGCTGCAAAGTCTTCTGGTGTTGCTTTAGGGTTTAGCTTTCCAGAGTCATCTACAGTCATGTGGACATAGATACTGTTTCCAGTATCAGCATCAGTTACCTTAATGTTAGAGAACTTTTGATCTGTACTCTTAAGCTTAAGATTCTTTATTACTTCCCTTTGAGCTGTATATTTAGCTTCGGCAGGTCGGATATTAAAGTTACCAGTAAGAGCCTTATAGTTCTCGTCGAATGCCTCGGTTGCATCTGCTTTAGCACCTTTAATATCCCAGCTTCCGGGAACTCCAGAGTATAGATTATCAATACGAGGCATAGCACTTCTATATGCAGTGATCGTATCGTTAAAATCTGTGTCCAGAGTCTTTGCTTGAGTGCCTTGACGCGTCTTATTGCGGAAGCGAGCGTTAATCATCGCTACCTCTTTAGGGCCGAGGAATCCATCAGACTTATAGTCGTATGGAGTATATGCCTCGGAATCTTTGAAGCTGCTCATGTGAGCATTAAGTAGATCAACTATTGCATCTTTGTATTCAGCAGTATCGCCAGCTTGACGAGCCTTACGTACCCTTTGAACTAAGCTATCTAGTTCCTTATCGTTATGCTCGGCAGGAATAGTGCCATAGATGTAATCTTCAAGATTACCTAGCGAGGCCCAGCTAGGGTCGAAGTTAGTTCTAGTTGCAGGTTTAGATGAACTATCTGAGGATGTCTTAGCCGATCTGGTAGGCCTTAGCCCGGATGTGTCAAACTTTCGAGTAGATGAGACCTTAGGGGCTGACGGCCCTGAGCTAGGACCCTCAGCCCTATTTATTTTGGGCCGCGGTTCTCGCTCTTCTCTACAATCTCTACCTGCTCATCGCCATTCTCATCGATGTAGAACACAGCTAAGCCAGGCTCTCCACCATCCTGAGCAGGAACTTCTTGAGTTTCTACTACAACACCCTTGTAGTCACCGTTCTCGTCATACCAGCTATCGTTTGGCTGAAGCTTGGTTACGTTACCTTCCTTAGGTGCTTCAGGTGTAGCATCCTTGCCGGTTTCGTCGGTGGTGTTTATTGCACTATCAGGAGCCGCGGCATCAGGAGTAGGGCTAGTAGAGTCATCGCTAATAACCTGCCCGTTGGAGTTGGTTTGCTGGCCATTACTGTTAATGTACGGAGCACCAGCATTAGGGTTAGCGACATCATCAGAGTTATCTGTAGAGTCTGGAGCAGAAGGTGGGTTGGCGCTAGATGGGGCGGTTCTACCCTCTTTTGCTGCCTTATCAGACTCACGCTTTTTATTAAATGCATCAAGTGCAGGGCCGAGCATTGCCTTACGTAGTGCTAGTTTATTGTCTAGCTTAACATTTGCAGAGTAGTCAGTCAGATCCGAGTCTCCAAACTCTGAATCAGGCCCAGCTGGGAATGAGTTTCTAGTTTGTAGATTATTTATAACTGTTCCATCAGCAAATTGAATACTGGCTGTATCGTGATATCCGCCATTCTTTCCACTAGCTGGCTGGAACCCAACAATTCTACCAACCGAGTATTCATCGTGGTTCGGGAAGTAGAAGACTTTGTCTCCTACCTTAGCAACGGTATTTCCATCACCCATAATGTATGGGGTTCTATTGATGTCACGTAGGTCAACATTGTTGCTGGCCATATACTTGTCGAGCAAGTTAGCATAAGTCTGGTAACTCTTAGCCTTCTTGACACCCTTAAAGTGTGAAATAGTCTCTTCGCGTAAGGTATCAACTAGCAACTTACGTGATTCAGGACTATCTGGCATTCTTCCAAGAAGCTGAGTAATACGGAACTTCATTCCGTTCCAGTCCTTGTCCTCCATAGACTTCCAGAAAGGAGATACCTGACCACGCATAACGTTTCCGAACTGATAGCGTGCCTCGCCATTTGGACCAACACCAGTCTGAGCCATACTCATGTTGTACTTAGGGTCAGTTCCATCAAGGAATTTCTTGATGTTTTCTTTTGGAGTTACTAGTCGGTATCCATATAAATCAGAACCCTTACGGTAGTACTTGAGTCGCTGATCTAGATTTTTGTTAGGACCAAAATAGGTAGAAAGCTCGCGAGTAAGTTTCTTACCAGGAATATCCTCGCCGAGAAGCTGATCGCGCATACGAAGAATTCCGTTAGTCTTACTAAAAATTCCGGCAAAAGAATCTTTGTAGTCAGCAGCCTGGAATTCCTTTACTTCACCTGTAGTTTTATCGGTAAACTTATAGTGCTGAATGAACTGGTTTCCATAGGTTCTTGATACACCTAGTTCGAACTTGTATTCTTTACCATCAACGTCTGTGTAGTCGCGACGCTCTAGGATAATACGGTCATTGTCTCCCTGGACCTTAGCATCAGGGAAATTATCAAGTAGCCCGTTAATGCCCGCATTAGGGTCCTGAATGATCTTCTTAGGATTATTAGGATCGCGAAGAGGCTGACCATTCTCATCCATGAGAGGATCTAGCTTTAGATTACGTAGGTCTTCTTCAGACTTTCCATTAGTGTTTAGGGTAATGTCGCTGCCGTCATCCATACGCTTTTTAGCAAGAGCAATTTCTGAAGCAGTCTTCTTGCTAGTCTTTGGAGTTGCTTTAGCTGCAGCAGGTGCCTTCTTAGGTGCAACAATGGTAGGGGCAGCCTTAGGTGTAGTCTTCTGACCATAGTGAGCTTTAACCTGATCAAGAACAGTCTTTGCTTCGTCAGAGGATACATCTTCGGCATTATCAAGTTTAGATACAATATCGTCATAGCTCTTCTTCAAAGCTGGATCAATATTTGCATCATTGCTGATCTTGTCAGCTAGGTTGTCGAGTTCGTCAACCTGCTTTGAGGTGGCAGGCTTAAATGCAGGAACCGGCTTAGCCTTTGCTGCTTTCTTAGGTGTTGCCGGTGCTGCTGTCTTCTTAGCCACGGCGGTACCGATCTTATCGTTCGGACCTGCAGAGTAACTAATCGTCTTACGATCAGGGGTTGTAATTATAAAATCGTATTTGCCATTCTGAACACGTATGTCCGTAATTCGACCAACAGGTTTATTTTTATTATCTACTACCTCGTCGTCCTTTTTAAGATCTTTAGCTTCTTTGTCGATGACGTCAAACCCAGCTGGACCATTAGCTGCTGAAATTTGAATTGCCTTAATAGCATCATCAAGGTTGGCACCATCACCATAAGCGGCATCATTCCAAAGCTTAGATGCAGCATCATCTACAGATGCTGGTTCAACTTTAGTTTCAGGGGTGGTTGGAATTTGATCCATACCCTTTTCGGCACCCGCAGGAGCATTTGCTAGAGGGTGGTTTGCGCGAGCTTCATCAATGATCTTCTGCTGCTTCTTATCTGGAACGATAGATGCCATACGCTCGTCTTCAGCAGTTGCTGGACGTACATTTTTATCATTTAGTTGGATAGTTTCAAGCGGAGCGATGTTGTCACCAATGTGACCACCCTGCTTGGTCTCGATTCCCTGACGCTTGAGTTCTTCACTAGAGATTCCAGCCTTATATTGGCGAACCAAGTGAGAAGGAACAGAGACAACGTTTTTTGTTCCATCTTTTTCACGAACTAGGAAGTTACCATTTCCAGGATTATTTAGATCTGGACCGATAAAGATACCATGCAGGGTCTTTTTAATGCCATCTTTAATGATGTCAAAGAGTGACCCGCGGCCCATCTCCATCCACTTACCGTGATCATCGCGAAGCTGGTGCTCCCAGAAACCTTTGTTAGCTCCAGACCCGGTGCCCGGAATTGATGCAGCAGTAAGGGCTTGGTTTAGTTTGTCTAGGTAAGACATCTGTATCCTTCGATTAATGACAGAAGTGAGGTAAGTTTATCGCAACACAAAATCGCCTACTTAAAGTTTACAGAATAGCCCAGTAGGTTATTTGGAAAGATAGACGAAAAACCCGACTACAAAGCAGTCGGGCTTGTCGATTAAAGCTATTAGGCAGACAGAGATGAAGTGAGCTGCCAGTTCCAGAACTGGTGCTTGTCAATACGTTCTGCAATAAAGTTAGCAATACCCTGCTCGTTAGCATCGGTTGCTACTGCAAATGTCTCGACACATAGGTCTAGAAGGATCTGATTTACACGAACAAGAGAAGCAAGCATTGCATCGATGTTTCCATCCTCGATGCGATCCTCGTTAACTAGGGTCATCTCCTGGAAGTCATTCAGAAGGTATGGGGCATCGAAGCCGAGCTTACGAATGTTCTCGGAAGTAGGGTCAATAGCACTGTCGTAGTCGTTGTAGATCTCTTCGAAGAAGAAGTGGAACTCCTTGAAGTCCCTACCCTTTACGTTCCAGTGATATCCGTGTGCAATAAATTTTGCAGTTACTAGAGTGCTTACTAGGGCAGCTAGTTTTTCTGCTACTGGGATTGAAGTCTGATTCATAGTAATATTATACCTTTGGTTCTGCTAGGGGAGGAGCGGGGGTTGTGGCTGGAGCTTCAGCCGGAGCTGCTGGCTGTCCATTTTGGATCATCTGATCTACATCCTCAGGGATTGGTGCTCCTGATTCAGCCTGCGATACTTCACGAGTTAGATTGATAACATCTGGAGCAACTGCAGCAAGTAGGGACTCGGTTAGCTGAGGGGTGATTGCACCCTTCTCCAGAATTAGACGAAGGGCTACTTCTGAAGGAGTAGGGGCATCCTGATCCGAGAACCCATGAGCACGACGCCATGTGTCGAAGCTAACAGCCATCTTCTCGAACCCAGAATCAGCATCGGTTGCTCGGTCATTACGGGTAGCAACCTGACTTGGGTCATACCAAATATGGATTCGATCAACGTCGGCTTCGGTATAGCCAATTGACTTTAGGTATGGGCGTAGGTAGACAACAGTTAGAGCATCTGCAATAAGAAGCATCAGAGGCTCGATGTGCGCCTTGTAGAGACCTTCATCAATCTGAAGCGCGTTCGAGTACTTAACGTTTGCTAGGCCTGTCACAACGTCCTTAGGAACGTCTAGTCCCTGCATGATGCGATCCAGTACTCGGTCAGCACGAGCAACGAGTGAGTCATCGAATGAACGCTCGAACTTGAACTGCTTGATCTTGTCACCAAGTTCTGCAGGACCACGAATAAGAAGCGGAACAACTGCAGATGCAGAATCCTCGTCCTTAATCGGAGTGGTCATTGCATCGATGAGTTGATCTTCGAAGTCATCAGCAGCTTCTTCTGTGTTGTACTGCTCGTTGTACTCGCCGTTCTCGTCATATGGATAGTCAGGGTCTGGTGCAGCGGCAACAGAAAGACCATCTGGCAAATAAAGAGCACCAGCGTTGAGGCGAGAGCGTGCGGTTGCACGGAAAGTACGGTTAAGTAGAAGTAGTTCAGCACAAAGGTCAAGCAGACCTCGTAGTGAAGAGTCAGACTCTAGAGAGTAGCGAGGGTGCGCCTTCCAGATGCGACCAATGAAAGCATCCTTTGGAAGAAGAAGAACGTTTTTACTTCCAGTAGCTGAAGAGCCTCCGCCAACATCGCGGATCGGGTTAATTACGTACTGACCCTTGGCATTAATCTGTAGCTCGTCAACCGAACGAATATCCCATGACTCAGGGAGCTGAGAGCCTAGACGTTCTGGAATCTGGACTAGGTAGCATTCACCAGTCACCTGAAGATTTAGAGCAGCATCCTTAAGAAGACCTGCCTGGCCACCATAGGCTGAATCAAGTCTGGCCAAAGCACGCTCAGCGGCCGCGGCCAGGTCTTTGTCAACAGTCTTTGACTTGTTTAGTGGTACTGGAGCCTCGGCTGGATCATCTACAACAGCAGCGTAAATGCGGATGCGAGATACCACAGCTGCAACAAGATTGAATGCATACTTAATTTCTCCAATTGCATCGTAATACTCCCATGCTTCGGTCTGCCAAGAAGATGCGGCTGATTGGCGGCGGGACTTAAAGCGTTCAGCCTCTCCCTTATCGTCCATACGAATTTGGGCAGCGGCAGCTGTTAGGGGTCTAGGAGTGTTGTATGCGGCTGGCTCAGCGTAAACTAGGCCAAATGCATCTACAGAGATTCCAGGAGCAATCGGAGTTGCTGAGCGTGGCGCTGTCGCACGAAGGCCAGGTGCTCGAAAGCGCTGATCTTCATTTTTTGGGGTGCGTTTAAAAATTCCCAATGGGTCTCCCTATTAATCGAGACGTGATGCGATAACCCCAACAATTGCTGAGATAGACAAAACTAATGATACCACATATGCAATCATTGGGACTACTAAGAATAGTCCAATTAGTGCAAACGATGTCCAGATACTCATGCACCAGTTGCAGGTGAATAGGTATCCAAATTTAGTTGAAGGTGGGAATTTCTTCCAAACCTTTTCACGTAGAGATTCAAAAATTACATCAGTAGTTAGTAACCTAGTTAGTCTATAGGATGCCAGAGCCAAGATTATGTAGGTGAAGAATGTTACTTCAGTTACTGGAGGCATTTTAGTCTTTCAGAGATGTAATTGTCTTGTAGGCATTCCAGCTGCGAAGGCGAGATCCGCATCCGCAATTAGTGTCCTTCTTGAATGCTAGCATCTTTCCACTCTTTGTGACAATCCTGTGATCAGTCTTTGTACCCTGACCTGGTAGGTACTCGTCATAACCCTCTCGGAATATGATCTGAGCACCATCAGGACTGTCTTGTGCAACTAGAACCATCTCATCGGTGACAATGACGCGAGTGGTTGCCAAATAGTGAGCATCTTTGGTCGCTGGAGATGAGTTTAGGGCTGTCACATCATCAGTAAAGCCTGCCGGAACTACCGCCAGGTGTGCTGGAAAAATATCTGCATGTATTTTCATCGTACTCGGAATGTACTTCCGCCTCTTCCTGTCTGTGGAAGACCAATTTTACGGTCTGACATGCTCTTTGCACGGATTTTACCGCCCGAAAAGCCCGCTGGAGGCTTAATTAGCAGTGCTGTAAGGGCGTGAACCAGAGCATCGATGCGGTCAGGAGATTTACCCTCTCCAGGCACCCAGGAGATCATTTGAGACTCTAAATCAGCTAAATAACCAATGTGATGGACTCTTTGTTGCTCGTAAGCTAGTGAGATTGGCTCTGCTCGGAGCTGTTTTCCTTGTTTTGAGTGGACTTCAAGTACTTTGATTGTTGGATCGATGGTATTGATCGCATTGCGTACAAGTGCACCACCCTGATTAACTTCTGCAACAACGGGACAACCCCACTTTCTAGCCATTTTAACAACTTGATTGGCCCAAACGTCAGGCGAACCGTGAACTGAAGCATCTTCGAGCACCCAAGCATTGCGCTTATATAGGTCATGTTCGGCAGAAGACGCTACTACAACGATACCGCACTCGTCACGGGGGTTCTCGGCAACAGATGGGTCAACTCCGATACAGCGTAGAGGCGTTGAAAGAGGGTAGAAGCTCTCACGACCTGCTTCGATCATCTCCTCAGTCCACATTGCCCCCTCCATGGCCTCAAGCATTTCACCATAGAGCTCCTGGCGAGCAAGGGAAGTCCCCTCATATACACCAAGCATCGTGTCAAGATATGAACCAGATAGGTTACCTGCGTTATCCATAGTAGAACCACGAGTAATGGCTACACGACCGGTTTTTGCTTCTTCAATTAGCTTGTAAAGCAGCGGGGTTCTTTTTGGAGTTGTAGTGACCAAGATTTTTGGCTTTGACCCGAGACGAGTACCAACACGTAAGTTGTCAAACGCGGTCATACCTGCAGCATCCGGAGTCTGACGCCAGGCTGCAATCTCATCTCCCCATGCGTGCGTAAACTGAGGACCACGAAGCGAGTCAGGCTCATCGGCGGTGAAGAGGGTGGCGGTATTTCCGTTAGGCCAAGTTAGACGACGCTTTGAAGGCTCGTAGAGTGGCTTTTCGGATGGCGGGGTGACATTCATGATGCCAGACTCACCTTCAACGATAACGTCACGCACGTCAGCTGCAGTACGAGCAACAAGTGCAAAACGTCGCTGACCCTCAGTTGTATATTTCGCTTGCTCGCGAACCCATTCAGATGCAAGTCGAGTCTTACCAAAACCACGTCCAGCAAGTACAAGCCAGATGTTCCAATCGCCCTCGGGAGCTTGCTGTTCTGGACGTCCCCAAACAGACCAATCCCAAAGTAAAGTTTCTGGGTCCATACCCTCTAAGGCAAGGGCTCGTTCATCTTCCGGCAGAGCCGCAAGGATTTCCATAATACTTTTACCCATGAGGCTAGTTTACCTTAAAAGATCGAATAATAAATTACGCCCGTTGTATTTACTTAGCAGGGTCCTGTGGCTTGCTAGTATCTCGCTTGGCGTTCTTAGCTTCCTTGGCCTTTTCAGAAAGAACAGCCTGGGTAACATCGCGCCAAGTGTGAGGCTTTTCTGGCTCTTCTACGTAACCAACTGTCTCGTAGAGGCTCTTTTGCATAAGTTCTTGGCCCTTAGCTAGAGATTCTTCATCCTCGGCCTGAACCTCAATACGAATTTCCTTCTGATCAATGAAGATGTCGACAAATCCAACAGCTCCGAAAGGAAAGTGCACAACGTTATCGGCAACGGTACCAATCTTTGCAGACTTAAGGTCAGATAGGGCCTGAACCTTTAGCTCTTCTAGATCCTTTTCGGTATTAATTCCAAGGATTGAATAGTGGTTGAATGACATTACTTAACTCGATTCTCTTTGACAATTGGAGTATACACCTTAGAGGTGGCGGTTACTGGAGTCTTGTATCCATAACGAACAAGACGGAAACGGAGCGCACCGTGAGTTACGCCGAGACGCTTTGCTAGGCGATACAGGGTAACGCCTTCTACAGTGTGAGCGTAGTTGAGCAGCTTGGTATACTCTTCCGCTTCCTCACGGTACTTCTTGCCGTTGGAACGCACCTGCTGAGCGTAAGGCTGCAACTCTAGAAGACGATTAAGAGTTGTTTCGGTAGGTTCAACGTAAACTGGTTTGGCCTTTACGGCATGAATTGGTGGCTCTGGAATCTCAACTGGAAACTCCTGGTCCGGTGAGTCAGAGGTTGAGATCTGACGAACACGCTCTCGAGTTAGCTTAGACGCGCTTGCGATCGCTTCTAGGGTCCACTCGTTCTTGCGCAGGCTGCGAATTAGAAAGTCGCGCTGGGGGCTATTGCCAGATACATCTTCAAAAACTTCAGCGATGTACTCTGGGAGCTGCTGGTTCTTTTTTACGTAGTTCTTTTCTTCAGTTAGCATATTCTGTCTTTCTTTGTCGCTATTAAATTCTACTGTATAGGATTAGATTTCAGTTGTCAAATTATCTAGCATATTTAGGCTTGATGCTCTGAATGAGGATCTCTATATCATCGCGAGATTCGATATTAAAGTCTAGTTCGATTACGTTAATTGCTCCCTCTAGAAGCTTAGTAATTAGAGATAGATCCGATACATGAGAGTTTGCAGAGGTTGTTATGAGGACTCTACAGTCAGTCATATCAAAAAGACCAGAGGTTGGTAGCTCGTCTCTAAACTGCTCTGCACTCTCAACGTTTAGCTTTATAGTTTTCAAAATAGTCCTCTTCTGAATGTAGGTCATCATAAGCCTCGCCAAAGGCCGAGATCATCGTAACTACAGATGCTATCACAAACATTCCTAGGATGCAAATTGCCAACACTGCTAGCAAAACAAGAATGGTAATTATAAATCCCACTTTGGCTTCTCTTTTCGGTAAGGGCGTTTATTATTCTGAGAAAAAAGAAAGCCACCTCTCTCCCGGGGGTGGCCTTCTTGCTTAAGCAGCTTTGCTAGTCTACTACTCTTTTGCAAGAGTAGCTAGAGCATTTGCAGCAAGGCTGAAAACTATGGCAAGCGGGAAAAAGTCCTGAGTAGATACAGCCATCAGAATGATAGATGCAACTACCAATACAACTGCCAGAATCGAAATCCAGCGTAGTGAGCGGAGCAGGTTAATCATTTAGATGTTTTTCCTTTTGTCTTTGAAGTTGTCTCTACTGGATATACTACACCAAGTAGTGCGGTATTATTTGCTGCCTCGTGAAGTTTCTTGAGGTTGCGGCGGTGGCGAATCTTGCCAATAACGTATGGGGCACCTAGGTATGCAACCAAGGCGATTAGAAGTGTAATTCCGAATGTCGTTGTCATATTTATATCCTAGTGTCTTTTGAGTAGTATGGTGAGCCAGTTTTTAGTCATGGCTCAGGACCTGTTTTACTTGGGCTACAAAGTTGTGTCCAAGATGTGGGTGTATGTGACCTTGCTGTAGTTTCCGGCAAACTTATCAATCGATTCGATTGAAGTAGATTGACCAGGACGTGGAGCGTCGATCATCATACCCTCTCCTAGATAAAGGCCAACGTGGTATGCAGACTGAGAACCCTTGTACGTGAAAGACACGATGTCTCCCGGCTGAGGGGTCTCAGTTAGCTTCCCAGCTAGCTTTTGTTCAGATGCGCGATGAGGTAACTCAATGCCTACCTGTTCGTATGCCCAAAGTACAAGACCTGAGCAGTCCCAGCCTGCGGGGCTGGCACCTGAAAACACGTACCATGTACGACCAACTCGAGCCTTAACGGCGTCTAGCATGTTGTGCATAGCAATCGTGTTGTTGTGTATTGTTGCAATGATCCCTTTTTCCTTAGCCAGCTCTGTAGCTGTCTTCGGAACCAGTGGATCAGTGTTTGTAGTTGTCACATCGGTTTTCGCTTTAGTGTAGTGGGCGAGGACCGCTTGGTCTCCGCCTACAACATTAAGCTCTGCCCTTACAAACTGGGCCTGTAGGTCTACCGGTGGAGGCGTTACGCATCCGCTTGTCGATAGAACTAGTACCACGACTATTCCAATTAGCCATTTCATTTAGCGACCTACCTTTCAGAAGTGAATACCTTAGTACTCGGTCGTTTATTGTCTTGGTGTTAGACATTATCATTTTCAGTTGTATTGTCACAGTGCGCGAAAAGCACCTTTTGGCTTTTATTGCCTAAGGTGCTTGTCGTCTTAATAGTTTAGCACTAGTTTACGGTGCGTTGTCAAATTTTTAAGAAAAAACTGTCTTTTTCAGTGATTATTTGGGGGTAGGGGCGTTTATTATTTTGGCTCGTATGGTAAGGTTCGGACGAATTTTTTGAAAATTTGTGGAGCTGGATTTTATAAATGGGGGGTCTTCAGGATTGGCATATTTGTATTAAGGGGGGTATATGGTATACTAGGCACTAACTGCTTTTGGGGTGCGAGACGGCAGTCGTTGTTTGGGGAGGTGTCCAGATTTGTTTCCTAACGGCAAGGGGGTCTTGCTTTTTTGGGCTGACTTCAAACTTCAAACAAAGACTAAGGCTCTTGTCTAGTTTCAAAGCAGACTAGACAACCAAGCCCAGCAGCCTTGCTCAAAACTGAGTCTAAGAATAGACACTGAAACTGTCTCATTCTTGGGCAGTTGTCATCTCATCTATTTCTCTAGGCAGAGGGTTCGGGAACTGATTACCTGAGGGAACTGAAACTAATCAAGAAAACACTTAGATACTCAGACAGCCTGCGGAGCACTCGGCAAGCAGTCAGGAGTTGTCTAATGTTGCTGGGTTGAATTGCCAGTTATCAACCTGCGGGCTAGTTGCCACATTCAACCCAGTCAAAGAATCTCAGGGGATTTACCTAAGGTCAGTCCGCGCCAAAGGTGCGCATTTGAATCTGCCTGCGTCACTAGCACCGACAAAGTTGCTTGATGTTATTCCATACATTGATGGGCGAGCAGTGAAGGTTGTGGTGACTTTTAGTGCACTCAACTTTCTATGAACCGAGTTATGTTGAATTGGATGTGCGGAGATCCGCCGTGTCATTCGCCGTGTAGCTGGCAACTACCCAGCTCTCTATTTGTATTTATTTTTTCTAGGAATGTCCCTCGCCCACGCACCCACGCAGGCAAAAGAAAAACCCCCAGCCCGAAGGCTGGAGGTTTGCCGTGTAAGGCTTAGAGGCTACAAAGCGTAGCCGCTAAAGTCCCCACGCATGACGCGGTCAATCGCGTCTACGCAAGGCTGGCAGAAGTCCATGAAAAGGGCTTCCGCAGGGAACGAGCCGTCGCAACGCTCGCATAGGGTTTCGCCCTCTAGGGCAGGAGCGACAGGCACGCACTCGCGAGCGTGGTTGTCGCCTGAGATGTGCCACTGGTGGCACGCCTCGCAACGAAGGTGAGTTCTTGACATCTGAGTCCCCTAACTTCAAGCAACCTTTTTGCTTGATAGTTCAAGCATACCAACAAACTGAAAAAAGTCAAGCGAACAAGATCGATCTTTCTTGTCGCACTGAAGTCCACAGAAAAAATAAATACACTCGCCACTACGCCAAACTTCCAACGAACAAAAAGAAAACCCCCGCCAGCGAACTGGCGAGGGCTTTCGTTTGAACTTTACTAAATAGTGCGGAAGGTAAAGGTTCGACCATCAGTCATCAACTGCTTGGTTGCGTCAATGATTTCAATCGCACGCTTGACCGTGTGAGCCTCATACACAGGCTGACCAACAATAGTGCCATCTGCCTCGTAGACAGTAATTTCAATTCCAGTAAAACGCATTTGGTTATTCCCTTTCGTAGCCCTCAGTCCCCTTGACTTCCTGACTACATAAGTAGTCTACCCCAGTCCTGCGACAAAAGCAAATCGCCTCGCCACGCGAGGGGAACCCATAGAAAAAATAAATACAGCGAGGCAGCAAAAAAAAAAAAAAAAAACGAACAACGAACCAGACAAAAGAAAGCCCCCTGCCTTTCGGCAGAGGGTCTTTGAACTTTTAGGCTACTCGCCAATAACCTTGTCTAGAAAGTTATTTACCTGAGTTGCGAAAGTGAAAAAGACTGCGCCAACGCCAGCGATTAGCCAACCATTCGACCACGCCTCATTCACCGTGATACCTGCGCCAGCACCAAGTCCAACTAATACTGCGTAGCCAAGCACACAAGCACTAGCAACGAATGGCACAGCAACAACTGCGATTACTGCTCTACGAACTACAAACTTCACTTTGAACCCCTTTTCTATCAAGCCCTTTGCTTGATACTTCAAGCATAGCAACCCTCAACCATAAGTCAAGACTTCAACACAAACTTTTTTCTGCGTCTCGAAAAACGGAGAAAAAATAAATACAACCAGGCGACGCACGCATCACCAAACTTTCAACGAAAAAACCCCCGCCGAAGCGGGGGCTAGTTCTGCCGTGTTATGAGTTATGGGCTTAGTAGTTCTCATTCACCCAATCGTAGAGTTCCTGAAAGTTATCTGCCTTAGAAACCTGCCACATAAAATCTTTATCTTCTAATAGCAAGTTGTATTCGACAGTTGTATTTGCCGAAACATCCCCAACGATAATGCGAATGTCTAGCGTTGAAAGCAATGAACCAATAGCAACCATTTTGGTTGCCCCCTTTCTTGTTGATAAAACAATGCTATCAACTACCTACGACATTCTTCGCACGAACCTTCCCGTGTTATGGCAGCCCAGAGAAAAAATAAATACAGACGCAGGGTCAAAAAAAATTAGCGTTCTAACTTCAAACCAACCCACAAACAAAAAACCGCGAGCGCGAAAGGAATGACTGGAACAAAAAGATTAGGGTAGCCAATGGCAAATCCCATTAGCCAACCAAAACCAAAACCAACTGCCAAGCCATAGAAAATAATGGCGAACTCTTTAGGAACTCTCACGCTTTGAAGCCTCTCGTCTAGCCGTGTAAGACGCATAGTTTGAATGCTGAAAAACTTGAAACGCAACTCGGCTAATGCCAAGCCAAAACTTATGCTTGAGCAAATAAACCTCACGCATTACGCACCTGCTCTGTCTAGGAATACTTCATACAACTTAGCACGCAGACGGCTTAGGTTGCGCTCTGCCCTCTCGCTTGAGCCAATGAGATACATACCAGCAAGGGTCTTTATTTCCTCGTTGCGATAGCACTCTGCCCAAATCGCAGACTTAGTGTGAATTGAATACTGGTCCTCGCCACCAGCAAGGCGGAACACTTCCTCATAGGCGAACTCTGCCCTTGTGTCCTTTTGAACTGTCTTTAGCACTTGATACCCCTTTCGAACTCCACTCTGGAACTCATACCTTGAGTTTACCCCTCGACACCAAATAAAGCAAGCAAGCAAGTCGCCGTGTTTAGATGTGGCAAGAAAAAATAAATACACTCGGCTTTCAAAAAAAAAACGGCAAGACAAAACCCCCGAGCCGAAGCCCGAGGGTCTGCCTCTCCTGCCTAAAGGGTCTTTAGGTAGTCATACTCGGTTGAGCGTAGAGTTGCCTCAAACGCCTCTGGAAAGTTTGCCTTCATTAGTTCTCGGTCAAAGTGAGTATTTGAGCCGTGAACAACACGAACGGCAACTACGCCCTCAACGATACCAGCCTGAGCCTCGCCCAAAGCCTCACGCAAAACTGCCTCTGCCTTAGCCTTGAGAGCCTTAGCCTTTGCCTCTGCTGCCTTTGCCTTGTTGAATGCTGCTAGTGCCTTTACTGCCTTTGCTGAAAGTTCTACACCCTCAACTGCCTTGTTGCTCTTTGCTACTACAACTGCGTTAGCCATTTGGCTACCCCTTATCTTTTCTACCAGCCTTGTTGCTGATGTATTCAGCATACAAGCAAGCCACGACATTTGTCAAATCATTTCACCAGCGAGTTGAAAATCGTAGAAAAAATAAATACAGCCGGAAAACCAACTTCCAACGAGCAAAAAATAACCCCGCCGAAGCGGGGTCATTCTTTTTGAAACTTAGACGAGCCGTGTAATCATCGTTGTAATAATCGCAATCGCAAACCACACGAACGCAACCACACAGGCAATCCCATCTATCTTTTTGGTGCTCACTTGACAACCACCCACTCCATAGCAACTCGAAGCAAGTTGTTGTAGTCCCCCGCCATTGACTCGGCTAGGTAGTTTGAAATCTCGTCTTTGTCTACCCCAGCCTTTTTCAAAGCACTCTGGACAGCGCCCATAATTGCGAACGCATTGCCATCACGCCCAACCAGTTGAACCTTGACATTTGGATACTTCACATCTGCCATTTTGAACCCCTTTTCTATTGACACTCTGCCAATACCAAAAGACTACCCCAAACCAGGGACAACTTCAAACGAATGTTGCCCGTGTTCCTGGTGTGCCAAGAAAAAATAAATACGCCTCGACGCAAAAAAAAACGACGCAAAAAAAGAGGCTAGGTTTCCCTAGCCTCTCCTCTTTTGTCTTTAGTCCTCTAGCGCCATCAAGGTTTCCATTGACTTAGCCAAGTTCTTGATAAGGCTAATCTCTTCTTCGCCTAGCCCTAGAGTGTCGCCATTCTCGTCAGTTCCACCCGTGAAGACAACTGAACCATGAATGGCATACTGTCCACCAATAGTTCCAAAAAACGCACTGGCAATTGGGTTTGTGTCTGGCTCGCTGCGAAGTAGAAACTCCTCGTTCACCCACATGGTCATGTTCTCGGTTAGGTCAATCGCCTCAATCCAGCCATCAACTCCAGCCTGTAGTTCCTTTAGTGAGATACCAGTTTCAGTAATCTCTGAGTTTGAATTTACAATCAAACCAATCTTGCTCATTTGTTCCCCTTCTAACCCAACCTTTGGGTTATGTAATAAGCCTACTACTACCCACCGACATTTCTAACCAAGTTTCGTTTGTTGTTTTGAAGACGCAAGAAAAAATAAATACACCTAGACGCACGCACATCTCACGAGCAAAAAAATTGCCCCGTGTTTCCACGAGGCAACTTCTTTTCGTTTGTTAGACGAGTTTAGACATCTGCTGAATGTTCTCGTTCGCCTTTGTAAGTAAAAGGTTTACTGACTCCATTACAGTTGCCGCTAGTGCTAGATTCCCCTGCGCTACTAGGTCGCTGACGACACCAGTAAGCAAGTTTGCTGACGCTACATAATCAGTAGCCGTGTAGAGTTTGTCCTCTACATTCTTCGTTAGGCTATCTGCCATAACTCCCTCTCTGTTAGCGATTTGCTAACTACTAAAACTCTACTTCCACCCACTGACATTTTTATCATTCAAGTTCGCCTATTTCCAAAAAGTGTAGAAAAAATAAATACACATAGCGCAGAAAAAACTTCAAACAAAAAACAAAAAACCCGATAGCAACTTCGCTATCGGGTCTTTCGGAGAAAGAAATGAGGGGGCATTTCCTTTATCTCTGTCGCTTGCCAAAGGGGGATAAGGCAAGCGAGTTCTATTTACTTTTCTGGGTCGTAGTCTGCCCAATAATCCTCTGCCAGTTCCTCTCGGCTTGGCAGTTCTTTTTCTAGGCTTTTTCCGCAGTCTGGACATTCAGCATAGGCGTTGTAGCCATAGTCGTCTGTCTGACCATCAAGTTCAAACTCTTTGTCGCACACCGAGCAATAGAAATCACCCGTGTAATCCTCCGAGTAGATACCTGACCCCATCATTGAGCGACCATCACCATAAGCACCTAGCGACATTAGTGGTTCATCTCAAATCCAGCAGAATACTCAACCCCAGTAGGAGTTGGGTCGTAGCACTCCTCACAACTGCCAAATTGTGCGTAGTGTTCGCTTACTAGCGGATTCTTGGTTGTAATTTCACTTTCGCAGTCTGGACAAACCCCTAGCCCAGTTGCGTTCTTTGTTCCTGACATTTCTGCCTCCCTTTGACAACCCCTTGTTGTCATACTTCAACCTTACACAACTCCCACGACATTCGCAACCCCCCGCGAGCGCGAGTCTAGAAAAAATAAATACACTTCCAACGAACCATCTGGGCAAAAGAAAAACCCGCCTTTCGGCGGGCTTCCTCGTTTCAGTTAGCGATTACGCAAGGGCTTCCGTGTTCTAAACTCTCGTATTGACCAAGCCAGTCCAGCCAAGCCAGCGATAATCAGAATCAAACCAACGATAAGTGCGAGCATTAGTAGTCCTCGTCTTCCTCGTCATCTGAAGAAAACTCGTCTTCCCACTCGTCTTCCTCTTCATCACCCTCGCCTTGACCTATCAAGGTCTCGAACCCAGCATTCGGGTCTTCAAGATTAGTTTCGACTGCGTTCACAAAACGCAACCCACACGAATCCCCATACCATTGCTTTACAGTTTCCAGCATCTCGCTAGGCGACATTTCATCAGCCGTGATTAGCGGGTCGTAGTCAAGTTCACGCATTTCCTGAACCTGCGCCTCGTCCATCAGCAAGTAAATCTTGTGGCAAGTATCCCAAGCAATTGCCTTTGCCTCGTCAATACGAGCCTCCACCAAACTAAAATCAACCACTTTACTACCCCTTTTCTGTAGCCAGCCTTTGACTACATCAGTAGTCTATGCCCAACCTCGGACATTTGTAAACATTTGCGTTTCTCTGCGTGGCGTCTGTAGAAAAAATAAATACACTCGCAACCGGCGGCGCAACTTCGCACGAAACAAAAAAAGTCTGCCAGTCTTTCGACCAACAGACTTTCTTCGAGCCGTGTTTATTATTCTTCTTCTTGCGCCTTACTGAAAGTGAACAATGCGCCCAACTCGTCATGGCTTGAACGAACGCAAGTCAAGTCTTTGCCTTCAAGTTTGTAGCGTAGAGTAAAGTCGCCATTCAAGGTTAGGCAGTCAATAGCCTCGCTTGCTCGAATGTTTGTCCAGCCAGCAACCTTATTCCAATTCATGTTTCCACTGAACACATAGACAACCGTGTCCTCATCCCAACCATTAGCCTCAAGCCAAGGTTGAAGAATAGTGTATTTGAAGTTGTCCTTCTCATCTTCCCAGCAACCGAAACATTCGTTGCTAGGCGATGAAGTGTCGTCATCTTCGTTGTAGTCTTCGCAGATACAGTCTGAAGTAATCTCAAACTTTACTGCCTCAGTTGTTATAGTCATTTGTTTCCCCTTTTCAGTGGCTTGTCTTTTCCACTAACTAAAGTTTATCGGCAGCCTCCGACATTTTCAACTTCCAACGAACAAACTCATCAAAAGTGTCGCCAGCCGCGAGAAAAAATAAATACACGCTGCGACGCATGCTTCGAGTCAAAAAAGAAAAACCCCGCACAAGGCGGGGCTTCTTTTTATTTATGTTTAGCCGTGTTTACTCTTCGTCTGCCCAAAACTCTTCTTCGTCAATAATCCAAGACTCCAAGTGATGACCTTCGACGATAGCCCAAGCAGGCGCTGAACTCTCTCCACGCCAAGTCGAGTTGTCTGGAAGTTTGAAGTGAGCATTTATGTCTCCCCCTTCGTTGAGGTGGCTGATAACATCTCTACAAATTGGCACCATTGTCTTTGGCACTGGCGGGAAGTGATTTCCCCTTAGGTGCCATTCAAGTTGCTCCTCTAATGAAAGCCCAGCCGTGTTGGCCATCTCCACTGCCTGCATTCTTCCCATTCTGTCCCTTTCGTCTTTTGTAGTTAGTTCAACTACTAAGTTCACGATACCAGGTGCTTGCAAGTATTTTATTCCGCGAGCGCGAAGAGTCGTCAAACCCAGAGAAAAAATAAATACACTTGACGCTAAAAGAAAAACCCCGCGAGCGCGGGGCTAATCTTTGTGTCTTTATGCGTGGCAGTCGCAGGTGCAGTCCTCCAACACCAACGCACGCTTACGCTCTTTGAGGTTAGTGCGCTCTACTATGAGGGCTAACCACTCCGTGTTTAGTTCACGCATCTTGCGTGCCCAGTCTGTTAGGGGGTCTACTGAAATACCTAGCACAACGCTAGTCCCTTGCGCCTTAGCAAGTTCCAACCCAGACTGCGACTGCTCTTGTCTAATCTCTGCTAGACGCTCGCCAATCTCTGCTAGACGCTCTTTGATTTCCTTGATTTGAGTAATGTCCATTACTGCCTTTCCGAGCCAAACCTTTTGACTACATTTGTAGTCTACCATACTCCACCTACAAAGTCAAATCTAAAAACCTACGCCGTGTTAGTTTGTAGAAAAAATAAATACACTTTGCGAGAAAAAAATAAAATCCAGATAAAACGAAACGACAGTCATTGGGGGAATGACTGTCGTTCGTTTGAGATAAGGGTTAGGGGGTAATCCTTATCTCTTTTAGTTAGGAGTAATCTCGACTAACTAAACCTTTACTTTACAAAAATCTCGACATTCTACGCCTTGATAAGTGTAAGAGCCCGTGTCTGCGTTTACAACCACAGTTGGATTATCCATCCAAATTTCATCCTGCGCCCCAAAAGTGTCAATGCCGAAACTTAGTTCGCCATCATAGTTTCCAAGTTTCGCAAACTCGTAAAAAATCTGCGCAGTTAGATAACTTGAATCACCAATGCGACCAGTTCGAGCCAGCACATTACGCACAGCCTCTAAGTTCTGCTCGCCTGACCAATGTCCATAAAAAGCAATTGGACTTGTAAAAGCCTTAGCCTCTACAACAATCAAACTTCTGTCTCCCAATTTTGTTGCCCCTTTTCTGTAAGCCACTTGCCTACATAAATAATTTACTACATACCCGCGACAAATACAAATCAAAACCCCGTGTTCGTTTGAAGTGTCTCTACACTGCGAGAAAAAATAAATACACATACACACAAAAAAATGGCAAAAGAAAACGGGCTACCATTTCGATAGCCCGTGCTCTTTCGTTTGAAGTTAGCCACCACGCAACGCAGTCGCAAACCAGTCGTAAAACTCATTCTCACATTTCTCACAAATAGGGTGAACCTGCGTAATGTCCTCGACTTCAATCTCTGCGTCGCACTGATAGCATTCGGTCTTTACAGCCATTTCCTATTCCTTTGACAGAGGGACATTGTTTAGAATCTCTAAGGCTTGGTAATACAAATCCATTTCCTCATCAAACTCTTCCCATTCGGAAGTTTCCGTGTTCCACACTTGTTCTTCCTTGCCGAACCTTGCCGAGTAAGTGTCGTCATCTATGAACGGCACGCCCTCCTCTAAATCAACTGTCACTACAAAGTGAACTTGCTTTGCCATTGCGTTAGTCCTTTCCTTGACTATCTCCATCTTATTCCGCGAGCGCGACATTACGCCAACCATTTCTATTCGAGTTGAAGTTGATAGAAAAAATAAATACATCTGCGAGTCAAAAAAAAACGCTGACGATTTCTCGCCAGCGTTCGTTTGAAGTTCTTACAAAACTGATTCAGAATAATTTTCGATTCGATTCAGCAAATCGTGTGCCGTGTCTGGAATCTGTATGCCACCCATAATGAGAGACGCACAATAAATAATCTCGGAGGGTTCTACTCCCATTCCCTCATAAGCAACTTTGTCTAAAAGTTCCGAACTAAGTTCCTTTGACCCTCGCTCAACTTCGGACAAATACCCAAGTGCGACAGACGCTTGCCCTGAAACCTGTCTTAGCGTTAGCCCCTGAGCCTGACGCTCATCACGAAGGGCTTGCCCCAACGCCACTCTAAACAAAACTCGTTTACTCATACTCAAATGATAGTTGCCGTGTTCAACTTTGTAAACAACATTCGTTTGAAGTTTGTTCTTCGCTAGAAAAAATAAATACAAACCCCGTGCGAAAAACCCCGTGCGAAAAAAAAACCGCCAGCGAGAGGGGGGTCTCGCTGACGGCTTTTCTGGACTTATCTGTTTAGATTATGTCCACCCTTAGGGTTGCTTTACCAGCACCCTTTGGAATCGTGTATTCCTGTTTGAGCAAGACATACAACTCTGGCTGGGTCTTTTCAAGGCGTTCCCAGTCAAACGATTCGCTTGACGGAATAACCTTGACGCTAATCAAACGCTTTCCCTTAGCGTCCGTGCCAACTAGGTCGGTGAGAGTTTCCCCAACGAAGTCAAGAATCTCGGTGCGTGCCGAATCCCCTAGTGCCTTTGCCTGCTTGGCAAGGTTGCGTGATTCACGCAAGGCTTTCACCTTTGCCTGAACCTTTGGTGGCAAGACAACAATGTTGTCCTGTGTGGTGCTGGTGATAGTTGCTTTCGCAACCTTTGTGTTCGCCATTTGATTTCCTTTCGTAGAGTATCACTGGGCTTACAAGTTCCACATTACCTTAGTCTGCCGACATTACGCAAATCCTATCGTGGTCGTGTCGCCGTGTTCGTAGAAAAAATAAATACAACCCGCCCTGAAAAAAAGACTGGGCTTTCGCCCAGCCTTTCGTTTGAAGTTCTACTCCTCCGTGTTGTCCTCATACTTCGGGAAAAGGTGTTCCCCTGTGTTCTCGTCTACAACTCGGAAACTATCTGCGTCCTCTGGTTCGAGGTTGTCTAGTCCGTCTTGGGCAAGTTCCCACGCTTGCTCTGCGTTCTGGGCTTTGACCACATAACGGCGTTCGACTACAACTACGAAGTCCCTGTCCTCACGAGGGCAGTCCTCATAGAGGTCGTCTTCATCACCGCTTTCGCACGCCCAGCAATCACGCCCTAGTTCCACATAGTCTGCGTGGCTATCGGGTATGTCCCACTCTTTCGTCATAATCAGCGACTTAGTTGGCTTGCCGTCTTCATCTACATCATCTGCGTCTGACGAAGTAAACTCCGCGCCCCAGCCCTGCTCTTCCTCCGAATAGAAGTCGAATGAAAGTTCTGGGTGCTGTCTGACTATTGCGTGGAATACTGGCTCTGGTATTGACCAAGCCGTTTGGAATGCGTAGTTCAGAAAAGGTGCTTTGTCGTCCGTGTTGTCCGTGAAGTCCACATCACTTGCGTCCCACTTAGTTCCCCACTCACGAACATTCCAGTCATACCAGCCGTTAGAAGAAAACTTCATTGAGTAAGCCATCTTATCTTCGACAGACCAGTCGTTGTATCCGTCTGGCTTGTAGTCGCTTGCCCCGAAGTAGAGAGCCTTGTCCTCTGGCTCAATGAAGTTCCAAAATGAGAGTTCGCTCTTGTCGCCCTCCGTGTAAGTGAGCGAGCCGTCCTCCGTGTTCAGTCCGTCTGGTCGAGTTTTGCTCGCCTTATCACGGAACGCAATCAAGTCCTCTTTCGAGCCATTGACATTCATTGTGTTGTAGACCCAGTTTGGCATTTCTACCACTCCCCTTTCTTGATGTCCATTTTGTGCTTTTCAATCATCTCGTTCACAGTTTCACCTGCGAACAACTTGACTACGCCGAGCCGTGTTTCCAACTCCTCTATGCCCAACTTGCGAGCAAGGATTTCCGCTAGTGCCACAGCACGATACATAGTTGGGTCGCAGTATCCCTCTTGGCAATACTCCTCGACCATTACACCCAAAGTTGCTAGTGCGATACCAGCAATGTCCTCTGGCTCTAGGTCAGCGTGGTTCAACTCGTCCATTCGCTCACCTGAACACTTTACGCACATCTCAATCCCCTTTCATTTGGATTAGTTCCACTTTACCCTAGTCCTACGACAAATACAAATACCTCGTTGGAAGTGTCGTGGCGTTTCGTAGAAAAAATAAATACACACACTCGAAAAAAAAAACGCAACGCAACTTTTCATGAGTTCGTTTGAAGTTCACCAGACTCGGCAACAACTGGTGCGCACTTACACATGGCAAAGAAAACCCCCGACAATCCGTTAGGACTATCGGGGGTTCTCTGTTATCACTAACGGAGTGATGAAAGGACGAACAAACGCACTCCGTTAGCAAACTTGCTGGCGACTAAACGCTTGCTTTCAAAAGTGCGTCCGTTGCGCTCTTACCAATCGCAGACGCAATCTCGCTGGTCGCTAGATTTCCTAGCACCACGCCGTTTCCCTTGACCAGTCTCTCGCCCATTCCTTGACCGCACTCTTTCGGTGTAATCCAAAGCAGAGCCACGCCGTTCTCTTTACAGAGGCGAGCCGTCTCAATCGCACGCTCGGTCTCTGTGCCTGTGTAATGTCCGTCCGATACAACAACCAACATACGCACGCCAGTTCCAGTTAGCAGACCAAGTGCGCCGTCCAATGCTCGGAACGCCTTGCCAAAAACTTCCGTTCCGTCTGGTGCGGAGTAGACCGAAACCTTATCCAACTTCTGACCAACCTTGAGAGTTGGGAACACATCTTGTCCGTAGTAGACCATAGCGGTCTTGGCTTGAATACGGCGACCTGCCTCTGACAAAACCCAAGCCGTAGTCGCCATGCTTTTCATGGCAGACGACATAGAACCGCTAATGTCCACCATTACGCCAATGGTCAAAGTCGGGTCGTCTGTGTGCTTGCGTGTCTTGTGTCGCCACGCAGGGTTCAAGTCTCGCACGCCCTTTGCCTCTAGTGCCTTGTTCTGAACAAGCACTCGTGATTTCAGTCTGCCCTTTGGTTCGACAGACTTCACGATAGTTTCCGAACGCTCACGATACTTTGCCTTTTCCAACATCTGCGCAAGTTTGACTGCGCTGGCTCGTTCGTGTCCAGTTGGGTCTCGTTGCTCTTGAAGTCGTGAGTGAGACGAAGTTCCCTCGCTACCACTTGACTTGCTAAAGACTTCCTGTGCGTCTCGCTTGCTCTCGCTTTGTCGCTTGCTCTCGCTCTGACGCTTTGAGACTTCCTCTTTCCATTCCTCTTGGGTCTGCTGGTCGCCCAAGTCTTTCGCAACGGAAGTTCCAGTCTCACCTGCGTCCTCGCTCAAAGCGTCAAGCAAGTCCTGAATGATTTGAGGAACGCCAGAACCACCCTCACCCTGTTCGCCCTCTGGGTCTGCCTCTTTCAAAAGGTCATTCCACTTTTGAGCAAGTTCGATACCACGAGCAACTTGGCTCGTGTGAAGTTGCTGAAACTCCACCCAAACTTTGCGAAGTTCATTGAACAAGTCTAACCCAATGACCTCAAGAACTTTGTCGAAAGTTGCTTGAACATCTGCCAACTTCAAAACACCTGCGTCCACTCGTGCGAGTGCCAACGCTGATACATGAGCGCACGCACGAACCTCTGTCAAGTTGTCAAGTGCCTCGTCTGTCAAGTCCTCTAGTGCCAAGTTCAAAGCAGACGCACGCAAGAACAACTGGTTCTCTGGCATTAGAACAACGCCCTTGCGTTCGATACGACTTTCGTCTAGCAACTGAAAAGTCCTGAAAGTTTTTTCGTCCATGCTTTCAAGCGCAGACATTTCCCAAACTGAAAAACGAGCGTGAAGTGCCTCGTGATAAATAACCCCTGTTGCCTCTGCGAAGTCATACTGGACTTCTCGCTCTGAAAAGTCGCCAACCATTTCTGGAGTGGTCGCAAGACCAAACGCCCCACCAATGTTGATTTCGATTTCAGCAGTCGTGTTGATAAAGCAAGCAATAGCCATGCCCATACCTGCGTCCTCGCCTGCGTAAACTGCCAAGTCATTTCGACCTGACCAAGTGTTTACAACCTGCCCAATCTGTGCGCAAGTTTTCAGCCACTCGTTAGGCGTGGTGCTGGTGCGTGTTGCTACTCGTGATAAGTGAGACATTTGATTTCGTCCTTTCGTTGTCTCTTGATTTGTTGCTAGTTCCAACCTTACCAGATTTGGCAGGGAACGCAAGTTCATTTACAAACTGCGTTCCCCACCTTTTCTAGTAGGAACGGAACTACTAGATTTTGGCTGGCAGAACTGCCTCGCCAAAAACTCGTGTGAACACATCTGCGACAACAGACCTGTCAATCTCTGGTGCGCTGGCAAGCAAGTTGGCAACTGCCCACTTAGAACCAAACAACTCGCTTAGGTCTCGGAACGCAAGCAACTCTCGCATTTGAGGCGACCATGAAGTTTCGCCATTCGCCTGTTTCTTTGCCAAGTTCTGTGAGGCTGAAACTGCTGTCGCAGGAACGCCCAACTTCTTTGCCAATGCCCAGTCAGTAGTCATTTCGACCTGAACGCTGAAACGAGAGAGCAACGCCTCTGAAAGTCGAACTCCGGGTGCGTTAGGGTTGGTCGCACCAATCACGAAAAATCCCTCTTGAGCCTTGATAGTTCCTCGCTCTGGGTTCTGGGTAATCGTGATTTCCTTGCGTCCGTCCATAAGACCATAGACCGCAGACAAGACCTTTGGGTCAATCAGACCAATCTCGTCAATGAGCAAAACTTTTCCTTGCTCGGCAGACTTGACCAATGCGCCGTCCACCCATTCAAAACCGCCACTTGGAGTTTGAACATAGCCACCAATGAAGTCAGCAAGTTCGGTGTCGCCAGAACCAAGAATGGTGTAAAGTTCGTCAGGGAACGCACCCTCAACGAGTGCTGTCTTTCCAGTTCCAGGTGCGCCATAGAGCAAGACATACTGACCTGCGCCTCGTGCTTTGCGCAAGACTTCAATGTCTGTGTGTTCTCCCCATGAGCGAGAGTAGTAATCCTGACCATTAGGTCGTGCGTATTTCTCAACGCCCTCTAATGCCTCAACATTTACCACTTTGTTCGCCTTTACTTTTGGAGTGCCAGTTCCAACTTTAGCACGCACATTCGCACGAGCAGTCGTTGGCATTAGCGCACTTAGTTCTGCTGGAACTTTGGTTGCGTCCATGTCTTGAATGGCAACACCATAGACAAGTTTCGATAGGTCTTGGTAAAGGTCGTCCACATTTAGTTCGACCTCTGGAACTGCTGGAGTAATGAGAGTAGTCATTTTATTTTCCGTCCTTTTCTATGACTATGCTTTTGAGTTGTATGGCTTTTCAGGAAAGCCAAGTGCTAGGCGAGTTTTCTGAATACGGCGAAGTGCTGACGCTGGTGCTTTCCAATCGCCGATTTCGGTGAAGTCCATGTCTGTAAGTTCAAACACGATAGGCTTTGCGCCACGCAAGTTAGTCAGACCATACTTCATCTGACGCTTGAGAACACGCTCTACCTGCTCTGACATAGCAGACGCTTTTGCCTCTGCTGTGGTCAGTTCCTTATCAGGTCGAATGAAACTGATACGCCATTGCTTGCGTGGAGACCAATCGCTAATAGTGCGAGTGCTAATAGCCATTGCGACATCTTGACCCTTTTCGTTCTTTCCCTCTGGGGTAATCAAGATTTGAGTTGCTTGGTCGCCATTGGCATTTGGGAGTTCAAGGTAGATACCCATTCCCATTACCTTTGGCTTGTTGCTAACTTCACCAAGCGCAACTGCGCTGGCTAGTTCTGGGGTTAGTTCCCCGAATGTTCCCATTAGGTCTGGGTTCATTTTTTTCCGTCCTTTACTTTAGGTTTGTTGGATTTTTCCAACAAGTCAAACTTAGCAGGGTTCGTTGGAAGTTGTCAAGTTCTGCTGTATTTATTTTTCTGGCGTGTCTAGAAGTGAAAATCAACTGGGATTAGGAACTGCTTTTCAGGACTAGAGGCAACTCGCTTTGTGAAGTTGTCTAGTGAACCTGTCCAATAGTCCAAGTCGTAGATACCACTATCAGGTGTCCAGTCGTCATTCAGAAGTTGTGCCAACTTCTTAGTTCCCCACAACTCCATGTCTAGTTTGTTGTTGTATGGGTCGTAAGAATAACTAGATAGGTCTAGTGCCTGTGGCTGGAGAAGTCTGATTTCCTCGTAGCGATACTCCAGAAAACGAGTAATCACTTGTTCCGCGAGCGCGGGGTCGTCTGAATAGCGCAGATAGTTTGGGTTGGTATCTGTGTTGGTCATTACACCCTCCTCGTTGTATGACCCAAAGACTTCACCAGACCAGCGACCAGCAAAGTTCAAAGTGATAGCCCCTGACTGGTCTGCGTTGTGCCAGTCAGACCATTTTGGCTCGCCCTCTAGTTTGCGTGCTACTTCATCAAAAGCCTGTTCTGGTGTCTCTGCCTCTACTAGCAGGATTTGGCAAGTGTGCATTTTCGTCCTTTCGATTTGCCTAGTTCCAAACTTACAACGAACCTATGACAAAATACAAGTTGTCAAACGAGCGTGTTTCGTAGAAAAAATAAATACAACTAGGGCAAAGAAAAAAGCCCCTCGTGTTTGAGAGGCTTTCGTTCTTTGTTGTTATGCGTAGAGTTCCTCACGCAAGAGGTAGCAGGTTTTACAGATTGGGAGGCTTAGGCTCTTACTTCCTCGCCAAGTCTTTCTTTCCTCGAACTCGTGGACGCCCTCTGCGAAGTGTTTCGCTAGTTCAATCGTGTTTGCGTTGTAGCGAAGTTTGTTCCACATTTCCATACTCCATTCAGAAGTATCAAGAACCAGCATTTCCTCTGCGTTTCCGAAACTAGACCCAGAGAAGTAAGTCTTATTTCTTGGTTGGAGGTTTAGTGGAACTGCGATAAAAGCCCTGCCAGCAATCGTGTTCTCTTTGGCATACTTCTTTGCTCGTGCCTCTGCTAGAGGTAGTCGTGAGTGGACACTCCAAATGCTCTCGAACACCCCATCTTTGAGCATTACAACTCCAGCAGTAATGTCTGACCTATCTGACCATGTGTAGAGCATTGTTCCAGCCCAGTCGGAGACAGGCATACCTACTGGTAGTTCAGGTATGTATTTGAAAGTGTTGTATTCAGCCATAAATAACTCCTGTTTGTTCGTTTGGAGTCAACTTTACCAGAGTAGATAAGTAGTGTCAAATCTTTTTGGCTTGGTGTGTTGCGCTAGAAAAAATAAATACAACTAGAGATTTAGTCGATGTTTATTTGCCAGCGCTTCGTAATTCTTTTCTGCCTGCTCGAAATCAAATCTAGTCAAGTATTGAACGAATTCGTCATAGTCAGGGAGTTCCCTAGAACTAGATACATGAGGAACACTGGAGTATGGCCCTCCATTGAAAATCTTTGTGGATACTGCCTCAGGGTGGAGTATCTCGTCACCCAAAGCGTCAGCAACCTTTTTTACAACTGCGCTTGGATCTTTACAGAAGTCTTCATAAAGAACGACAATTTCTGCATTTGAATCTATGAACCTCATCTTGTCCGAGAACTCGCGAATGTAGAGGTCTACCATGGCATGGTATCCCTCGTCTCCAATTTGACTGTGTCCCTTTTTGGCATTCATTGCAATCAGTGACGCCACTGAACTTTTAGGGTCGCGAATGATTGAAACGATTTGCATACCATCAGCATCATCATCAAAGTGTGTCCCACGTAGGTGGACTTCGGTCTGCAGTTCATAAGTGTGGGTGAATGCATTGAGCCCAGAGCGTGGGTAGGTGTAAACGACGTATCCGTTCTTACGGGTTGAGTCTAATCCCATGGTGCTAAAAATCTTCCTCCGTTGCTACAACAGCTTCTGCGCACTGCAAGCAAACCGTCCATTGGTCTATGTCATCTAAAACTATAGCGTATGAGTAGAACCCACCGTTGATGTACCCGACCTCTTCGTAGCATGCCGAGCATGCCGCGCCGTCAATGTCGTCGATGTCTAGCAAGCCAGCCATCATTGCTGCGTCGATGTCCGCTGCGGACTCTATCGTGTGGAGTTCTATATTTCTCATACGGCTAGAATACCCCGTTGTTCAAATAGTGATTTGAACGCGCTCGCGGTATCCCTAGAAGACCGTTACTCCAAGCGGTGTTGTCTTCACGAGCAGCCATTCGACATGCCGTGATTCGTTAGAAGTTGCGGATCGCAGCTGAGCTTCAGCTTCCCGTTCGGTTTCAGCAAATGCTAGAACTCGCCCGTTTAGTGCTGGGTCATCGGCTTTTGTGATGAGATACTCGTATGCGTTCATGAGTCCAGGTTAGCATGCCCGTGCCGTTATTGCAAATTGACTAGTGAGCAAGCCTGTCCATGAACCGTGCCGACCTTGGAAAGAATCCTTGATTGATTGGAAGCTCGAGAAAGTCGCGGGCCGTTAACTTCCCACCAATCCGATTCTCTAGGCAGCCGATGCATAGCATCACATCCTCGCCGCAATAGTCATCCGCGTAGATGGTACCTAACTTCCACAGTTCATCCTCAACCATGTAGTACTCGTTGGCTTCCAAAGTATTGACCGTGCAGTCCCAGCAATTGAATGCAGTGTAGCAGCGTGCCGTTGAGCATCCGTCAGAGCAGATGCACTTCTCGTGAATAGTCATGAGTTCACTGTAGCAAGCGCTCGCCGTTTTGTCAACCGGGCCCTGGCCGCGTGTCGAGTCTAACCGTTCGTTGGAAGTTGAGATCCGAATCTACCGGCCGTCTCTTGTCCCATCGCGACGTAGTCCTTGTTCGTTGTACATCGAAATGAAGGATGGCAGCACGTAACGGTGCGGGCCTGCAAGAGGCGGCTTCACTCCGTGAGGGTAATCCGCGGTACCTGGGAAGAGCATCATCGCACCAGCCGGTACACGTAACTCGAGGTTCCTTGTTGGGAAGATGAGCTCGCCGCCGTTGTAGTCATCGTTGACGTAGATGATTGCAGCATATGCAACATATGGGTCCGTGTAGTTATCGACGTGCACTCTTAGCTCCGCGCCGTCGTATTGGCGCTGGATGGTACCCAGGCCGTTGTAGTACAAGAAATCGTACGGGCGGATGATGTCTTCAACTTGCCGGTTTAGCTTCTCCGTCAAATCACGAACCGTGTGAAGATGCAGATTCTTATCCGCCCAGTCCCAAGTGATCTCGAGCTTGCCGTCTTTATTCAGCTGCTCGATGTCACGCGTGCCGTGTTCTCGTTCGGCATGGTCGCGAAGGTGGTCCATGTAGTGGCCAAGCCAATCCTCCGGGCCGTATGTAACAACCTCGTCCATGATTCGCTTGCGGTCTTCAACATTGAGGAAATTCTTAATCATGAAGACGTGATCGTCGATCTCATCAACTTCCCAGCCCTGTGCTTCAATATCTGATTTGCGAACAGCTAGCATTTCCTGCTCCGTTAACATCCGTTACTCCTCGACGGTTTGTATGAATGAAGGCAGCACATACCTGGTTGGACCTGGCCCTACTGGATGCACGCCGTGTTTGTATTCGTTGGTTGTTGGAAAGAAGATGACGGATCCGGCCGGCGGCCTAACTTCCAACGAACGTGTTGGGAAGTACAGCTCGCCGCCAGTGTAATCATCATTCAAATAAAAGATTACCGCATAGACAACAGCGGGTTCGGAATCACCATCCGTGTGAAGTTTGAGCTCCGCACCGAATGGCTGCCGCTGAGCATTACCGATGCCTCGGAATTCCAGGTGACCGTAAGGTTCAACTAGAGTCTGAATCTTTTCATCAAGTTCGTCAATAGTTGCTGATGGCTGCAGCTGGATCGTTTTATCAATCCACTCTTCATCCAGTGAGAGCACGCCGTCTTCGATGAGCTCCTCCATTGTTCGACCGAACTGACGCAGCGCGTACTCACGCATGCCGGTTACGTAGTTTTCTTTCCAGGCATCGTCAGTGTAGCTCTCGATCTCAGATAGCAGCAGGCCGCGTTCGTCGGATGTTAATACCCCCTTGACAAGAAACACCTGGTCATCGAGTACTTCCGGCGTCCAGCCAATTCGTTGGAAGTCTGAGATCTGCAACATGTTTTGAATCATAGCACAGATTCTAATCGATCACAAAAAGCTTGGTCATCGCGGCGAGTCTCTTCAGGGTACCGGCCTCCGGGGCTCCGTTAGCTTCAGATCCTACACGTCCGATGTTTCGTTGGAAGCGAGCAAACGCGCTCGCGGTAGCTCCATCCCACTTTCCTTCTTCAGCCCCTGAGATGTCGGTTACCTGGGAAAGCGCTAATTGAACAGCGGTTACGTGTTTGTTCTTAGATCCTGGCTGCAACTTCCTAACATCAACCGTTAGAAGTTGAGCTGCAGCTTCTGCTAGCTGAGCTAGTTCGATCCGATCTGCAGCGCTGAACTTCTTACGAATCCAGGCCGTTAGTTCCTTCCAGGCCGCCGCAGCTTGTACGTACAACAACTTCCGAATTCCTCGTTCGAAGTTAGCGGGCCGCAAGAAGATCGCAACATCAGTTGTGTATCGGATCCGTTGATGCACGCCGTCGAACTGTTGGTAAGAAGTTGATCCGGTCACGTTACCTTCAACGGTTAGGAACCGGCCGTTTGATTTGAACTCACGAGTATCTACTACCACGCCGCAGTGTGGCGCAGCAAAGCTTGATCCGTTAGTTACCGTGATTGATGAGAAGTTGAAGATCGCGATATCACCTGGCTGAGGCTTCTTACGAAGCTGGCCGTTACGTGCGAATTCCGCGAGCGCGGCTGGACTATAAACGAAGCTCGGTATATCCAGGCCGCTCTCCCGG